TTCTTCACTATTGACACACTCACGCTGGACGCGGTCTATCGCGTGGATGCTTATAACTCTGCTGGCAAGCTTCTCCTTACGGTACCTTTCTCACAGGTTAGCGAAGCTAATGGTGGATGGGACTTCATTGATGGAAAGCTGCACATGCCACAGTATTTCGTACTGCCTAACAACTGTACACTGCGGGTGTTTGGATACAAGCACTATACCCAGCCAACGACTGACGCGTCCTCTATCGAGCTCGACGACGATGCTACTAACGCCGTGCGTGCCTGGGTCGCCAAAGAAGCAATGTTCATGCTGATCTCCGACCGAGTTCGGTTCCAGCAGTGGGCCGTTGCATCCGGGGCATCAGACACAAACAGCATCCAGCTGGCACAGCTTTATAGTGCAGCGCAGCGCCGATGGGATCAGATGTCCAAGGCTATCCGCCGAGTAAGGAAGACCCCATAGGATGGATCTATCTGCAGCAATTACAATCGAGAGACCGGGCCAGTCGGCACTGGATATCAATAGTATCCGTGACCCTCTGGCAGTGGGCTCTGCCCCTCTATCCGGGTACAGCGTTGAGCAGGTAGACTTCTCAGGAGTTTCTATCACTTCATTCGTGGAGGACATTCCACAGGCAGACGGAGTAGACGCTAGCGACCCATACCTTGGCGGCAGATCTATCAACATGGTAGTTTCTGTATACGGAAACAGTTACGCTGACTTCTGGGACAAGATGAATGACTTAAACTATGCGCTGCAGGCGCAGCCTAGGTACGCCACCGGAACCGCTTTGCCGTTCGACGGAATGAGGAAGCTATCGTTTACACAGCCCTCTGCCGCCGGAACTGCCAGCCTGTACATGAATGTAAGGCCAGTAGCGCTACCTAGATTTGTTACAGAAAAGTCTTCCGCTGCTGGCATTACGGCCAAGGGCTATGCAGTAACTGTTAACGTTAGCCTTTTTGCTGAGGACCCTTATAAGTACTCTGTTAACACCTCTACGTTTAGCAGAACAGGGTCAGGGACAATAAGCGTAGTGAATAACGGAAACACAGTAGCATGGCCTACAGTAACCTGGGGCCTAACAACCGGCACAGCTGTGTCGGCCACGCTTGGTAGCGACACAGTCTCTCACTCAGCGTTCGGGTCAAACATCACAGATGTGTTTAAAACAGCAGTGTCTACTAGCCCGACAACACTAACAGGGTTTGCGTTCTTCAGTATTCCACCTGGAACATCATCTGTTAGCGTGGTTGGCCAGTCTGGTCAGACTATCACCATTACTATCAGAGAGGCTCTCTTGTAATGGCACGTAAGAACATTGTTGTAATCTACTCTATGAAGCCCTATAACGACGCTGCCCCTTTTGCAAAAGATCTGGTGGTAGCAGTTATCCCGGACGCTAGAGACATCGGTGTTCAGCTGTATGCTAACGACTCTGGGTACGCATACTTCACTCTACCTATTGACCATCCGGCAGCGCCACTTATCCAGCCTCTACAGCAGCACTACTCAGTGCAGCGATGGGATGGAAGCCAGTACGTAGACATCCAGTCCGGTATCATTACAGACTATGACGCAGGAGTAAGCGAGATCGTAGTCAATGGGGTGGACTACATGACCGCTCTAAACAAGTACTACACTCAGATCCATGGCCCTAAGATTGGCGACAAGGCTATCCCAAGTTCTGATACCACGTCTATCAGTGCAGGAGGAAACGGATTTACTCCAAAATCAGTTATCGCCGGGGCGTCTGCCAAAGATTTGGGTAAGAAAAGCGAGGGGTATTGGGTACCAGTTGTTGATTCCGTATACCCTAACGTGGGAAAGATAGAAATCTATGACGGAGTACCTGACAATGTACAGCCTGGAACTGCAGGAAATACATGGGGGAACAAGGACAAGCTAAAGATTACATACCAAGAAGATGGGAGCGGAAAGAAGACCGGTGCTGTTATCATTCAGGGGTGCCAGTACATATGGCGTGACGTAACTGCAGCATACTTTCAAGATGGTGAGACAGGAAAGACTATCGAAGGCAACTTCTCCATTGGAACTAGTTCCTCATCCAAAGGGTGGATTGGTCTACTTTTGTACGCACAGCCTGGTGGTGCTCTGCTTGACTTCTCAACTGATCATTACTTTGCTCCAGGCAATAGTGAGATCGGTGGATACTATTCAGCATTAGGAGGACTTGATGCACCGATGCCATTCACTATTACCCTAAGGCCATCTAACCACTACGACCCAGCAGACGAAGACCACACAGGGAGAGAGCGTGTATTTTCAATCCTAACAGAAGGGGTTAGCTATGAGTTTTACGCAATCCCATACTATATCGGAAACCTAAGTCCTGTTACCGGCTCTGATTATAACCAGGCAATATGGGGGAATGCTACGTCTGAGCTTGACACTACATTCACAGCTGGGCTACAGACCGACACAGTGCCTGGCGCAATAACCGCATTGCTTGCGACACCAACAGACCCTCAATATGTACTTGACAGGGCAAACGACTACCCTGTTTCTTCTGAGTCTGTTACGGACACAAGCATGGCGTCTTCCGTAAAAACTGTTACCATGTCTAACCCGCTGCCAGAAAACTATATTGTTGGAGATACTGTTACTGGAGCATCTAGCACCCTCGTCTCTGGCGCAAGCACTGACACAAGTGGTGCCATTACTAGTATCTCTGGTGACAGGAAGACTATTTTTACAGCTGCTGGTACCGCTTCCTCCGGCTTTAGTACAGGTGGTACTCTAAATAAAACTAATACTGCTCTTGTTCCTCTTGTTAAATTCACAACCCTTACTCAACTAAATACTTCATCAAGTTCAGTAAAACATCCATATACAACAGCAGGACAAGGACCAGTGGACTTCATCCGTGATCTTGCTGATATCGAGATGGGATCTAGGATGGACGGTACTAAGGTGGTGTTTAACTACTACGGTGTACCAGGTGCATCGGCAACTGGTAGTAGCCTGATTGTAAACCATGCTGTCTCGGCAGACGCACAGGCAGTACTTGTGTACCCAGGAAACATCAAGGGATTCAACGTCACATCCAAGCTTAGCAGCAAGGTAAACTCAGTTCGAGTCGTACCTACTACCGACTTCCTTATTGGAGCAAGTACCGAGGCCGCCTCAGGCACTAAGAGCCAAGGAGTTGTTAAGCTTTCTCAATATAATGTTAGCGATCCATCCTTGCCGATTGTTCAATCTCAGTCTGGATTCCTATCGTCGCAGTCGGCAGGCAACTTTGCACAGGGGCTAGTAAATGACCTTGGCCAGGACGATGACGTTAGGTCTATCTCTATCCAGATGAGGACAGAGCTCTATGGCCCTATCGGTGTAGCAGGTACCCCAAAGCTTGGGGAGACTGTTCGCGTTGTGGTGCGCCGAAAGGCTGTTGGAGTTGGTGTTGACGAGGTTTCTGGCCTGTACAACGTTGGAGGTATGGAGTGGCACGCTCGTATCGATGGGCATGAGGACCTTAGGCTAGACCTGGCTAAGCCAAGCAAGTTCAAGGGACCAGCCGTTTCATGGGGCGCAACTCCTAGCACCCCAAAGCCAGAACAGACTAAGCCTACCAGGAATCCTGCACCAGCGAAAGCCCCTGGTAATGGTAAGAAGGATACTCCAACTGATCCGATGGCTAATCCAAATCTAAATCTCCAGCCAGGTAGGGGGGGAGCATACATCCATGCACTCTACATGGCAAAGTACCCATCAGGAAAGCCAGGAGCCGTACGTCCTGTAGGGATTAATCCTAACAATAATCTCACTAGGAGGGGACGATGACCCGGGGTCAGTTCGAAATCCTCCTATCTAGGCTAGACGCTATAGACGAGCGCCTGCGAGAGGTCGAGCTGTACCAGGCTGGAAACAAAGCTGTGCGGAAGACTAGACAGGATGAAGGGATAGATGTAAAGTGGCGGCTGGGAATCATTGCGTCCCTAATTGGTTCGCTGATTACCCTGGTAACGAAAGTAATCGAGTTACTTTCGAATGGAGGTAAGTGATGGCAAAGGCCAACCTAGTAGACCGGGTGGGTGAAATGAAAGAGCAGGGTCTTTCATTCTCCAGGATCGGTGAGATGCTCAACATGAGCAAGGATCAGGTACAGAAGTTCCATAAGCGTTACGTTGAGGGAATCCCTGAAGACAACCTTCCAGCAAGGAAGTCAAAGACCAAGACCCCTGACTTTGTCGGGATCAACATTGCGTTCTTTGACATCGAGTCGACGTTCAGCAACTGGCGCCGTGTACTCTGCGCTTCTGTGGCTGACTCGTTCGGTAACGTGGTTACGTACAGCCACGACACACACCCAGGTAAGGACTGGCAGGACGACAGCGTCCTTGTCAAGGCTTACTGTGAGTACCTCGACACGTTCGACGTGATTGTAGGCTGGAACTCCAAGCTGTTTGACGTGCCGGTATTGAACGCTCGCCTGCTGTATCACGGAATGCGACCTTACGAGCCGCGCATGCACTTGGACCTAATGTACAAGGCGTCGGGATCTTCTATCTCAATCGGGCGTAAGTCACTTGACAACGTCTCGAAGTACTTCGGTGTACAGAACCAGAAGACCCCGCTCGATCCACGTACGTGGGACGATGCTGACCATGGCGACAAGGCGAAGTATGCCAAGATCATTGAGCATTGCGAGGCTGACGTGCTCGTCCTCCGTGACGTGTACGCCAAGCTAAAGCCAATGGTACACATTCTTCACCGATAATGAACGAGCAGGAAGCTGACCTAGAGTTTTCTAAAACGGTGGCTGTCGACTTCGACGACACCATCGCCGTCCGTGTCTTCGGCACTGTTGTTCCTGCCAACGGTGCCGTTGACGCACTCACCATGCTACAGGAGGCAGGGTACAAGATCCTGATCCATTCAGCCCGGGCATGGGAGCAGTGGCCTGACAGGCAGGAGCGTATCGATGAGATGCAGGTCCTGCTTGCCAAGTGGGCCATACCTTACGACGACATCTACGTTGGAGAAGGTAAGCCAGGAGCTATGGCATACGTGGATGACAGGGGCGTACGGTTTGACAACAACTGGCTGGACATTGCAAGAGTAATACTGGAGAATGCAGATGAAGCTTAGAGTAAAGAGTCAACTACCACACATTGAGAAGGGGCAGATCCTAGACGACTGCGGCCCTTCAAGTGCTGCTGCTGCGGCATCGTGGGCGCATGGGTACAATAAGGACTTCACAGCCCTCGATGGAATCAAGGCTGCTGCCGATGCCGGTCGTGAGGACAAGGACGGACGACCTGACGGCACAAGCCTTTCTGATTTGGCCAAGACTGTCAAGCGAATGGGCTGTCAGGCCGGGTATCCTGCAGACTGGGCCAACGTTATCCTAGCCGGCAAGAGGGGTAAGGCGATCATTGTCAATGTCCAGGCCCCCATTGGGTACCCATCACACGCACTGCAAGTCAATGCATTTGCAAAGAAACTAAAGATTTCCGGTATGACCTGGGGTCACATGGTTTGCGTTGCTTACCATCCAGAAGTTGGGTGGCAGCTAGCCGACCCGACCATGAAGGGCAAGGGCAAGGAGAAGTTCGGGGTAGTTATCTCCGAGTCTGAGTTCCGTGCCATCGCGGAATCCAAGGGGGAAGCACCGTTCAAGCGATGCCTTATTGTGCGCAAGGCTTGACGCCGTAGAGCTGATGCTCTAAGATCCACAGTGGATGGACCCACTGTGGGTCTTTTTATTTGGAGGGCGTATGAATACGGTATCGCAAGCTTTCGATCTAGGGCTACAGAATACACGCACGGAGCGACCGGCTAGTACGCCGTTCCGGGGCAGCACGCTGGGCGGCTGTCTACGGGCGCAGCATTACGCTGCCACAGGTGAAGAGCCAAGCAACCCGTTCGAGCCTCGGCTCTATCGCATCTTCGAGCAGGGTCACGTCATTGCTGACGTGCTCTACAAGAAGCTGGAAGCGTCGGGGCTTTTCGATTCAATCCAGTTCGAGGTGCCGGTGGTATGGCCTGAGAAGAACTTCTCTGGCAACATCGACATCCTTGTTCAATGGAAGGGGGATACGGAAGAAGAAGTCATAGAGCTAAAGTCTATGAACTCTCGTGGCTTTACGTATCTTAAAGGTCCTAAGCCAGAGCACGCGATCCAGGCAGCATCCTATGCTTTGACACGTGAGCACTTGACAGGTTCTCCGGTAACTGCTAGGGTTGTATACGTCAGCAAGGACGACTTCCGTATTGCGGAGTACATGGTTAAACCTGAATGGTATGATAGGGCTATCCGTGTACTGGAGGTTGGCAATAAGTTCCTGGAACAGGGGAGAATCCCTTGGCGCTTGCCCGTTGCTGATGGGCAGGACGTAAAGAAGAAGTGGCCATGCGCAGGTTGCCAGTGGCTAACAAAGTGCAGGGGGTAAACATGAGCGAAGATAAACTCAGTCTTGCCACTAAGGTGGCGATGGTAATGCAGGCTGTCGAGTACGTCAATAAGGGCGGTACAAACTCGGCTCAGGGCTACAAGTTTGTTCAGGCCACAGACGTTGCTAAGGTGGTACGTCATGAGCTTGGTAAACTGAACGTTGCGATGATACCGATTGCTATCGACGTCATCAGCGAGGGCCACACACCTAGCGGAAAGCAAGCGTTGCTTACGCTTCGTTACACATGGCAGCTGACAGACGGCGACAATGGAGAGACGTTGACGTTCCAGTCAATAGGAACAGGGGCAGACTCAGGCGACAAGGCCGCGTATAAAGCTGCCACTGGTGCATTGAAGTACGCGCTTCTTACAGCTTTCCTTATCCCAACTGGAGACGACCCAGAGGCCGACGCAAAGACGGACGACGAGACTTGGGAGAAAGCCAAGGAGATTGTAAAAGGAACGGTAAAGACACCAGCACCGAAGAAGACTGGTGACAGCTTTGAAGGGATGGCATTCTAATGGCAAGTCGTGTAGACCTTTGGATGAGCGACAAGAAGTCGCCAGTAGTAAAGCAATCTAAGAACGGCAACGAGTACCTAGAAGTGTACGCTAGCATGCAGACACATGCGTACGACGAGTGGCTTGACAGCGACAAGTCTAGCGCAGCTCCTGACCGGTACGCGTACGTTACGCTACGATTCTTTGACGTGGATGGGCGTGACCATGCGCAGAAGGTTTACGACTGGGCAGTCTCTAAGGAGAAAGATCCTCGACCAAACGTTCACGTTGTTGGCACGTTGAACGAGGACCGTGAGTACCAGGGCAAGCAGTACTACACAATGCTTGTATCGGATATCTCGCCTTTGCAGTACGGTCCACTGAGGACTAAGAAGAATGGCTAGGCGTGATCTGTCAATGACGTTCTTGGAAGAGATTGAGGCGTGGAAAGCTGACGGATTTGACAATGCCATCATTGGTGTTGGGCAGCAGTTCACCGAAGGTGGGCTGGTGTACATCTACATCTACAGCAAGAAGGCCATGCTCGATATCATCGCTGACGACATTGTTCAGGAGATTAACAATAGGGTAAACACTAGCGACGAGGAGAGAAAGGTTCTGGCACAGGATGCATGGGACCAGGCGTTGGAGTACTTCGAGTACAACATCGCCGGCGCATACATCGGACGTGGCATGCCTGTCTTCCTGGAGGACATTGATGGGTGACGCATCAAGGAGAGGTCGGCTAAACCGATCGAGGGGTAACGCTTTCGAGCGGGAGGTAGCTCATAAGTTTGGGGGGAAAAGGGTAGGCCAGTACGGTGGGCCTGAAGATGTGTCTGCTGGTCAGTTCAACATCCAGGCCAAGTGCGGGCAGATGTTCAGCGAGAAGTACTGGAGGTGGCTCCAGGCTGTGCCTCGCAAGGCAGACCAGGTACCATTGCTCGTGGTGGGCGACGCTCCTGGCTCCGGCAGCAAGCGCCGGGTGTTCGTAGTAATCGAGGAGCATGACTTCCTCGAGTTGATTGGAGGTTCTGGTGCAAAAGCCAAGGAAGAAACTGACAACGTTTGATCTGGCAGTGGCATGGGCCAAGGTCTTCGAGCTTATTCATACGCGCCTTAAGGAGCTTGATGTTCCTGATGCGCACAATATAGCGGCACGTGCAGCTGACACGCTTGCCAAGGAGGGCGCCAATGGCGACAACACCTGATGAAGTACAAGGACCTACAAGATTCCAACGAGTATCGAAAGCAGCGAAAGAAGTTGTTTCGAGCAGCAACGTCACACGAGTGGCTGCTTCGGCAGCCGTCCTTCTCGCAATCGGAGCTGATCGACCGGGCACAGCAATCCCTGTTGCATCGCTCCTATTCATCCTCCTCGGAAAGAAGTGAGATGGTTGTTCCAAGGACGTTCGTAGATTACTTTAAGAATCTATACACTGAGGCACACTCGATCATGGTAGAACGCCAGGCATCGTACGGCCCGGCTAACGTAGAGCACCTTGGTCCGCAGGGTGTGTTCTCAAGGATGGCAATGGATAAGGTCAACCGAATCGCACGAGCGATGAACGGGAAGATAGTTGAGGGCAAGGTGGAGCTACAGCCTGGGTGGTACACGCCTGAGGTTCACGATGCCCTCATCGACACCATTAACTACGCTGCTATCCTAATTGCGCTTGGCCAGGAGAAGTGGTCTTCTGTTTCGAGGGGCGAGGAATGATGCAAGAGGTAGAGACCCTGCCCATATTCGCACGAGGCAAGAAGGTTGCAAGTCTCGTGATGATCTATGGTCAGTCCGGTTGGAAGGCGCAGCTCGTGACCAACACGAAGCCAGCCACGTCGGAGGTCATTGCCTCAGGTGAAGATCGGCTGGGTCCGGACGCTGCACGGACCATCGCCAATGAGTTAGCAAAGAAGTGGCGTGACTCGCAAAGATAGCGCACTCGAGTGGTTCAAGGAAGACGCCAAGCGCCTAGGCCTTGGGCTTCGTGAGTACTGTCGACAGTTCGGGATAGAGTACGAATCCCTTGGCGGCAGGGACAGGGTCGATCCCTTGACAAAACACACACATGTAGACTACCGTACGTGCGAGGTCTGCAAGACTAATGCCATACTTAATGGCCGAAGTACGGAGGATGAGGATGATTGAGCTAGCACTAGCCCTAGGTCTATACCTAGGTGGAGGCGACGCTACGTGGTACGGCGATGGTGGCCGGTGCCACGACGGATATCTTCGGACCTGCTCCCCTTACCTTTCGGGGGAGCAGGTCTTTTACGCAGCTGTTGGTAGCTGGCGGTGGGGCGACAAGCCGTACGACATACGCGTGTGCAAGCGTGGCAACCAGGACAAGTGTGTGGTTGTCACAGTGCGTGACTTCTGCCGTGCTTGCAAGAATGGATTCGGTGTGGTAGACTTGTCTCCGGCGGCGTTCAAGAAGCTGGCACCGCTCTGGCGTGGCAGGATCCACGTGGTCATAAAGCCAGTAAAGGAGGATATTAAGTGGCCAAAGACAGAAGCACGTACTTTCGTGCACGTACCAAGATAGGCAGGATAGAGCTTAAGGCGCAGGCCGTATGCGACGAGCTAGGCCACGAGTTCTTTATGATCCGGGACGACAGGAGTGCCACGTCATTCGGATGCAACACATGCCAGGTGTGGGGTTGCGCTGAGGTAGACGGCAAGAAGGCTACGTTCCATGGTACAATCTTCGAGTATAAGTGTGGCGAAGCACCGAAGCTGGAGGTAACAGAAGATGACATTGACATCCTCGCAGCCATCTTTAGATAGGGATGACGGCGACATCAACGGCGAGTGCCCTGTGTGCGGGAAGTACAAGAGCAAGATCGACCGTGGTATAATGAAGCCATGTTTCATGTGGGCAAGGGAGAAGGAGGAAGACATTGAAGACGACGACGATGCCGAGTAACACACAGGCTGAGAGGTCCCTATTGGGATCAATCCTGATAGATCAGGATATACTTAACGACATCGAGCTAGACCCGTCTATGTTCTGGGACCGGCGCAACTCTTTGGTTGCAGATGCCGTAAGACAGGTGCACATATCCAATCAAGCCGTCGATGTGGTGACTGTTAGCGATCAGCTGCAGGCAGCAGGTCACGTTGAGGACATTGGTGGATTGACGTACCTATCAGACCTTACGACCGACACACCTACCTCAGTAAATGCGGCTAGCTATTTCGAGATAGTTGAGCGCATGGCTGTGCTACGTGGCCTGGCTAAGGCCGGCGCACGCATCGTCGAGGTCGCTCAGTCTGAGCAGAACGACGTGCTAGCTGCAATCGATGAGGCTGAGCGCGTGTTGTTCCAGGTTGGGAATAAGAAGCGTGGAGCAAGGTGGTCGTCTGCAAGCGACCTAATGCGAATAACACAGGGCAGGATCAACACCATCGCTACGTCAGGTGCAAGGATTGGTGTGCCAAGTGGCATCAGCCAGATCGATGCCGTGACTGGTGGCTGGCAGAAGTCTGACCTCGTAATCCTCGCCGCTCGCCCAAGCGTGGGCAAGACAGCACTGGCTACGACGATGGCATACAACGCAGCATCCGTTGGCAAGAAGGTTGCTATCTTCTCCATCGAGATGAGCGCTGAGCAGGTTGGTGCAAGACTGTTGTCGTACTCTAGCAGCACGCCACTCCAGGCTATCCGGCACGGCGGGTTGGACATGATCCAGATCGTCGAGCTAGACCAGGCAGCACAGCGTGTTGCCAAGCTTGGGATTTACGTGGATGATTCACCTACTGCATCGCCATCTATGGTGCGCAGCAAGTGCCGCAAGCTAGTGGCCGATCAGGGTATCGACCTCATCATCGTTGACTACTTGCAGCTGATGTCACCGGACAGGAGCAGCAAGGATTCCAATAGGGTTAACGAGGTGTCGGAGATTAGCCGTGGCCTCAAGGCCCTGGCACGTGAGCTAGATGTGCCGGTCATTGCGCTGTCGCAGCAGAGCCGCATGTCTGAGTACCGTGAGAGTGGTGAGCCCAGGCTCTCAGACCTACGTGACTCAGGCGCTATCGAGCAGGATGCTGACCTTGTGCTAATGCTATGGCGCAAGACAGATCCAGACTTCCTTGCCGCCACCGAAGTGGTGAGCTGCAAGATTGCTAAGCACCGCAACGGTGCGACTGGGGTATGCGACCTCGAGTTCATCAAGACCACAGCTAGCTTTAGGGGGTAGCATGCAAAAAATATTGAAGGTTAACTGCGAGTGCAAGGTTGCCATCTGCGACCACGCAATGCAAGACGTAGCTGAGATGCTACAGAATACTTACGATGATGGGTACGATGCAGGCTGGGCTGATGCTCACGAAACTGTACGACAGTTCCTACTAGAACACGGAGTGGAGTCGGTCAGGAACATACCGACACCGGCCCCGCCAGAAAGAACAAAAAGTAAACCACGAGCTGAGCGTAACTATAGGAACAATAAGTCAGAACAGGTTCATTAAAGTTGGCCTCGTATACTATTGGGCGAGGCGTTGCGGGAACGACGTTTCGTGGGCTGCCTACAAAAAAAGTCCCCGAGATGTGGCTTCTCACATCCCGGGGACGATGGCGTGTAGGTAGCGCGAATTACCTACACTGTAATCGTGGGTCCTTCAAAGACCTCGCAGTCGTGGCCGTACTCCCACTCTTCTGCGTCGGTCTCATTGTGTAGATCAAACTCTCTACCGCATTCAACGCATGTCTTTACCTTGGGCATGCTAACTCCGGCAGCATTCTCTAAGCATGCGCTCGCGCAGTCCCTGACTGCTTGCGCATACTCGATTTGCTTAGCCTCCTCACCTGGATAGTAATCATAGAATGCAAAGTCCTCTACATCATGGATGCTTAGACCGCAGATTTGTTGGAACCTGCGGTCTACATAGACTAAGAACTTATCGAAGTCTATCTTAATCGTCGGAGCTTCTGGTTGATTTGCTAGCATGTTCTGCCTCCCTATGCCTACTGATTACATCAATGACCTCGTTGACCAATGAGTCCAACTCCTTGAAGTCAAAGCCAATGTATCCTCCGCAGCTGTCGATGACATCAACGGATGAGTTCTTGCATGACTCGCATACGGTACGCTTAGTTACCTGCCATGCAATTACATTGCCTCGCAGTACATGGTTGTACTCTTCAACCATCTTTTCAAGTACTAGTTCCATCATGGCCATGCGACCATCTACCGGTGAGTCCTGCTCAAGCACTGCGAATCCACACTGACCGCTATCATACGGATCATTGAATGGATTAGTGCTGACACTTACATCACCATGTGCCAGAAGATAGAGTGGAACATATGCCTTAGCTCCACGAAGGAGGTCTTGCACATGGTTCTCCTCATCTGCACTATCTGCGCTGATAGATACATCTACCGGGATGTACCTGGCTGCGCCAGTAGTAGCGTAGATCTTGAAGCCACGCTCATAGTCTGATGCATCGTACGAATCATCATGGAATAAGCGATATCCATATCCATCCTCGTACTCATGAGCTGTTATCTCTCTCCAATCACTCACGTTCTGACCTCCAATCATGCTTCTTATCATCCCATACTGACTGAGCAATCTCACGCCAGTCTACTGTCTGGATGTATGCTCCAATGCCGTCGCTAACTGGCCCGTAGTTCTTTTCATGCCATTCACCTGGGTCACAACCCTGGTAGATAAATGTATCTTGGAAGTAATCTTGAATGAATGTCTCTGCGTATTGCAGATATCCATCCTCATCCCATGTACCTTCGTCAACAAACTGATTGATTTGGTTTTCCAACTCGTCAACGATGCCATCATATACACCTTCTACATTGTTGATCCATAGCATGGCATTCCATGTCTCGTAGTTGTTCCATCCATTGTACTTACCGCACATGTTAGTCCTCCTCGTGTAGATGCTTATACTTTGGCCAGCACTCTGAACAATATGAATGATTCCAGTTAGGTTCAACCCCACCTTCCCAATCACCTGAGCTCTTGCCACACTCTGTGCAATCAAAGCAATCAAAGTTTATAATCTTGATACCTATTGCTGATGCGTCCTTGATGAACTCATCCATATCAAACATGATACCTCCTTCTGTTGGTCGGGGCGCCTGGATTCGAACCAGGAACCGCCGAGATATAAGCTCGGTGCTCTAACCGTTGAGCTACGCCCCGTATACTGGGCATGTGGGGGTGAGCAATTGCCCACCCCCTGCATCCGCCCGCTAACCTGATGCAAGTGCTATTGATAGCACTGGTAACAGCAAGAATAGAATGATAAGAATAAAGATATAGTCTTCGTTGTCTTTATCCATATTACTTCTACCGTCGCCATTGTACCACGACATTACTTAACGCCACGCTTGGAGAGTTCGTTGCGATCCTTCAACTTGGCCGTAGACCTGATGATGATTTCATACTCCGGCTGATCGTACAAGTCCTGGAAATCATTGCGGGTTTGATTGCCGCACTTGTCTATTGCATTCCATGAGTTGCTCTCGTACCCGTTGTACTCTGCAAACTCTTTAGCCTGCTTATGGTATGAGTTCACACCAATTTCATCAAGCGCTGAGCTAAGGCCGGTTGCAATGCTCAACACCTTCATGTGTGTTTCTGGACTCCAACCATTGTTCTTAGCCATCTGCCTACCAATCTCTGGAACTGCAGATGACAACACCCTATGGAAGTTGTCAATGCTATTGACATCAAGACTAATGATTGACTCATAGTCTTTCAAGTCCTTGGCCTTAGGGGTACCACCCTTGAATACCTTCTTTGCGTTAGCCATTGTTTGCTTCCTCCTTAACTACTGGTGAGATTGTGTATGAAACAGTTCCATACTCATATCCCACATTGAACTCCTCGTTAAATCCAAGCACTGCCTTGGTATCATAGTCAAAGTTGAACAGCCTGTCCAAGATTGAAACAACATCCATTAGTTTGCGCTCTTCCTTATCGCTAAGGCTATCGCCACCTACACTGTCATTAATCAGACCATGTAGGAATCCGCTAATCTTAGATACTTTGTAACTAAGTTTAACGATAGCCTTGTGCTGGTCTACATTGATAGCGGCAAACTCTTCTACCTCATCAATGATAGAATTAATGGCACCGTATGCGTCATCGGCTGCTTGCTCTGCCCATCCTGCTTCACGAGCTACTTCGCGTGCGTGTTCAGATGCCTCACCTGCTTCACTGAGTGCTCCACGCAGAGCTTCTAGTAGCTGTTCGCTATCCATTACTACCTCCTTCTATTGCTTCACGACAAGTGTCGCAGCAATACTCAATGTAAAATGAGATGCTCTTTGACCTCGTGTCCTGCATCTCCTTAAACTTGTTCGATACTGTAGCTAGATCTCCTACGATGCGGTAGTTGTCTACGTGCCCCGGTGCCTCCACCCATTCTACTGCATCTATGTTAAGCATGTGCATGTCCATTAATTTGTTTCCTTTCCTGGCTGTCGCATGATTCTACTTAGCTCTTCCATCACCTCCTCTTTGCTAAGCGATTCTGATCCACTGCCGTCATTGCCACGATAGATAGGCACTGCCATACACTTTGGGTTTATTGGGTCTGCGCCAATCTCTTCTGCTACTTCGGTTCCTACCATGAATGCCAAGCGCTGGTTGATAACGAACAACTCAGACAATGCATCCTTAGCAATCTGGATTGCTTCGCTGCGCTCCATCTCACCACGATCTACTATGTCGTCGATGATAGGCATAAAGTAATCTCCATATGCAGTTAGCATGCGCTCTGGTTCTGCAATCACCTGGGCACAAGCCTCGATGATTGTCTTGAATGCAGAGAGATGCCGCTCTGCTGACTCTTGGCTGAACCCAGCCTGGATCGTTACATTTACTTCGCTCACATTGCCTCCTCTACACATTTGGGAGAACCGAGTGGCCCCCTCCAACTACCATACATGAAAGCCATCTAATGTAGATGCTATCTCCATATATTCAATGAACTCATCTACTAATGGTGTCTGCCCTATGTCTTGACCATAGTACTGAATCAACTGCAGTATAGTCAAGATGTCCTGAGTTTTGACATGCTTGCCATCATTATAACTGATGGCGTCAATAAATGATATGTACTTCTCACCTACTATTTTGCGCTCGTCTTCTGGTATGGTATTGAATAGCTCTACGAAGTACTTGCGTACCTCCTGCATACCCCAGATGTTAGCTCTGAAGTATACTTTTGGGTCTCCATCAAACTTGCTACCAACTGGGATACCTACCCTATGAAGCAGCTGGTCGATTGGGATTTCACCTTCTAATGTTTGTACTGTTGATACATTTGTGCCATCTAATGGCTTGAATAGATACGCATATCCATACTTGCGAGCAAACTTCTCCGCTAGTACTGGGTCTGGCTGGCTGGTAAAGATGTCATATCCCATATTACATTACCTCCCATATTGCTGGCTTGATTGACCTAATGCTAGTATAGTTCTTGCCTGCTACGATGAGATGGTCAAGGAACTCAACATCTAATAGTCTTGCTGCCTTTAGCACCTCCTCTGTTAGCCTAATATCCTCATCGCTTGCCGATGGGTCTCCACTTGGATGGTTGTGCACTAGAACTATGCCGCAACCTCCTACTGAGATAGCATACCTGAATATTTCACTTATCCTTACGCTTGTGCCAGTTGCTGTGCCTTGGTATAGGCGCTCAATTCCCATTATTCCATTGCGTCCATCCATTGTCATTACCCATAAAGATTCTTGAGTTAGTCGTTCTGCATCCTCTGAGAATAGTTCCATTGCTGCCGCCGGCTTCTCTACTCTAAGGATGTTAGCCTCTGATATCTTATGCCTAATGACCTGAACTTCATACTGTTTCCACCCTGTGACTAGTTCCTCTTTCATTACTTGTTCTCCTTATACTTGCGATGATCGTATGCCTTTTCTATTAGGTAGAATCCAGCATACCAGATAGTCATGCCTACTATTACTGCGATAACTGTCCATAGAAACGCTGCGATATCCATTGTTACACCTCCTTTCTACTAAATAGCCAGGCTACCAGGATGGTAGCTAATGCGCCCGTCATGGCCCCGATAAAGTAGCTGCTTGCGCCCCAGTCAGTGCATGGCTCTGGTACCATTATGCCTCCTCTACTGTGCTATTATACGATACATAGAAGTCTTTATCTATATCATCTTGTATAGTACCAATAGGTAGGTCCAATAGGATGTCGTTCCTGTGTGTCTCAGGGATAAGCTCCCAGATTCTATGCTCTTTCATTACCTCATGAAGGTTAGTCCTATCTCCATACCTACTGCTAAGCGGACCTACCAGTTCTTGTGGTGCTTCAATCCCTGGGATGTTGGTTCCTACCATATCCAGGAAGTAGTACATGAGCTGGCTATCGTAGCCATAGTCATATACAGCATACTCCTCCGGTTCATTAGGAACTGGAGGGTTCCACTTGGTAACTGTAAAGCGTGACATTATCTACTCCTTATCTATATGCTACACATTTGGGAGAGCCAAGCGGCCTACCCAATAGAGAGTTATGAGCAGGGGTAATACATTACCTCCCCAACTTACCCCTCTCCCTATGCTTATCACCTTTGCCTTCGTATCAAGATACTGTATCAACATTCACCTCGTATACAACCCATGTAACCGGCACCCGGCAGGATTCCCCCGGGGTGCCACTCCCGGGGGTCTCGCTGCTAGCCGACTACTCGGCTGGGGTTAGTGCCACGATGTCGTTCCACTCACGACCGGTTGCTGAGTCGAAGCGGGTCTCGAAGACCGCTGCGACTCGCTGCCACTGGTGCGCCTTGACCGCCTCTGCGATTTCTGGCGTCCGAGCCGCTGCTCGGCGGAACGATGCGATGCTCCCATCGCTGCGGTGCGAGACGATGGTGAAGAGGACACGGTCACCCTTCAGATTCGAGGAGGTTACCTCGAAGTCGTCACGCTCCACTGAGAATGCGCCCGGATCCGCGTCCGGGTGGCTCCAAGAGCCAAGGATGACCGCGTCCGCCACGGTCAGCGTGTCGAGGACTTTGCCCCTCTCGACTGAGGGCTTCCCCACGGTGGGGCGAGTCTTGCGCATTCGTGCGCTCCTTCCTGTATGACGAGCCGTTGCCCTGCTCGTTTGGGAGAACCGAGAAGCCGGTTCCACCCAGATAACGCAGTCTGCGGTGTCGATTTTGGTTGACGGGGTCCCCCGGCAGCGTTATAGACGGGTGGCATTCGTGACGGATTACCCTACCTCCCCACCTGACATACCCCATTGATAAGGAATCTTAATGTTGGCATGCCCTTGACACAACTGGATATATATAGAGACTAGTTATACCCTCGTATACGAGGGTAAATAGGATATACATAAGTCTCTTTATACCGAGGTAAATAGTGGCCGAAGATCCAAAAAATCCATTAAACGACAAGATGAAGGCTGAGCTCGAGCGCATTCAGGGTATTGCGCGTGAGTCCGGCCCTGCACCTATTGGGCAGCAGCCTCGCTTCGTCCCAGGGAAGGGCGTGATAGCTGGCAAGGCTAGCATCCAGGACGTCCTTGAGCGCCTGAAGAACAACATTATGACCGCTGTGGCAGCCAAGAACGAAGGCTTGAAGGACAACCTTGTCAAGTCCATCATGTTCGAGACCAAGCTCCCAGAGGACGTGGTCAAGAAGGCGCTCAACGCCTACGTCAAGGAACTTCAATCTGGCAAGCCAGCAGCGGCCAAGCCAGCGGCTCCAGCAGAAGCAGCCCCAGCCGGTATGCCAGAAGACCTTCCGCCTGTTCCGGAGGACATGCAGCCGTTTGAAACAGATATCCCAGAAGACGTACCGCCGCTACCAGAGAAGACCCCAGCTGCTGTCGCCCCCTCCGCTCCGGCAGCTGGGGCACCAAAGCCTGCAGCCATAGAAAAACCAGCAACAGCGGCGCCCGAGGCACAGCCTGCCCAAAAGAAGCTTGACAAGATACCTGCACTTGGATCAATCTGGCACTACGAGTTTGAGCCTGTAGAGCGTGGTACCTTTGACCCGAACGAGTCCAGGGGTCTCCTTCTGCACACCGGTATCCCAGGAAAGAACGGATACCCAGATCCAATTATCCCTGGAGACAAGGACAGCAACCTTCAGAAGATCCGTAAAGGAACAAGGACTGAATCCACCAGGGCGTATAACGCTATGCCATCCGCCAAGGTTGGAGATATCATCAACGTTGGTAGCGAAAAGAGCCCGCACTACGCACGGCTAACTGGAGTATTCCAGATCCTTGCATTCGACCGCGACAACGGGCTTGTCGCAATGCGGGATATGGCCAACAACAAGGTCTTCACGCGAGACATCAGGGATATAGCCAAGGCAGAGGGATACAACGCTAGGTCGTTTGCGCGCAGCACTCGCACGTTTATGCACCCAGACCGTCCGGTGCCAAACGTAAACATCCCACAACCAATTGAGCGCCTGTACAAAACGCGGCAAACAAAAGATGTAGCTCCTGCTGGCCCAACTATTGTCCCGGGTACAGAGCCTCCGGCAGAGCCTGCGGGACAGGCCGTCGCCAAGCCAGCCCCGAAGACTGCTCCAGCCCAGGTACCATCTAGGACGCCGGCAGACATCCAGCAGGACATGATGTTCGCGTTCAAGCTTCCAGCCGGTCCAGAGCGCCAGAAGATCATGCTTGACCTAACCAAGGAGCTTTCTGCCCTGGAGAGCGCAACAAGTCCAGTTTCAGTAGAGTCGCCTGAACTAGGACTATACGAGGATCGTGATCTCTTGATGTCTCGAGAGACGCCAGAGTCGCTAGGATACGAGGACGAAGCTGGTCGACAAAAGCACCTGAAGATGATCAGTGACGCCAAGGCCAGGGTTGCTGCTAAGCAAGCAAAGAGCCCCGCTTTAAAGCAGGGGGGCCTTCCGGTACCACCCCAGGGGGAAACGCCCGTCTCCGTGGCTCCTACAGCCATTTCCGGGGAAACTGCAGAACCACTCCCGGCACCCACTCAAAAAATAGCAACGGCGGCGACCCCCGAAGGTGAGAAGCTCCCTCCTATCTCAGAGGCTATAGAATCTGCCGCGATGCCTGCACGGGTGCGGGTCCCAGGTATTGAAGACTCAGGAAGCAGGATAGACGCACACTTCATCAATGCGTACTTTAACTTGATAAAAGAAGCGTCTAAGATTAAGGACCCAGTCAAAGGTGTGGTTGACGACGGAACTGTGGCAAACCTTAAGCATATCATGGACAAGAGGGCCCCTATCGGAAAGCGCGACCAGGCAGTAAAGCGCCTTACGCTTGCCTACAGAATTCGCGGTAAGTATCTTGTATACCTTGCGCTTGCGGGGCAGGCACCAAGAAACGCACCTCCGGCTGTTGTGAGCCTATTCACCAAGATAGGGAAAGAGCTTAAGTCTAACTTGATTAAGGCAGGAGTTGATCCTGATATGGTTGGCGCAATGCAGCGTTCAATCATTCAAAGCGGTGGTCTTGGGATTCGAGAGCCGAGGGGACAGAAGGAGTATGGACCAGCAGGGCAGCGGGCGCTTGATAGAATAATGGCGACGCACGAGTACCTAAACAGGAACCCTTCAGTTGTTGAGTCTAACCCTCAATACGCAGGCATGATTGACTACATGATCTCATCGATGCGACAAAGTCTTGACGTGTTTGAGGAAGGTAAGTGGGAAGGATTTAACCCTTACTTTGAGGACGACAACATTAAGCCGGTTGATCACGTCGAGAGGTTCTATGCGATTAGAAAAGGGTCGGCTTATTGGCAGGGGATAGACAATGATGCCCTTAGAGCATTTACCGGGTCAATTGAAATTGAGTATATTAAAACTCAAGATGGAGAATTGATACCAAAGTTTAGGACAGGACCAGAGCTTGCCAGCAACATGGGCACTCCATGGGCGCAATATATAGCAGACGCAGCAATGCTAAACCCAGAGTCTGGAGAAGTAGATGCTGAGATTAAGAAAGCTATAAGCAGAATTTACAGGGCAATCATTGCATACGAAGACGTAGACAAGAACGGAAGACGTTCTGGTATACGTGATCTATGGCTTGACGAAAACGGATTTATTACTGAAGCCCAGAAATGGCTTGATGCGTACGGTCTTGGCGGGGATTACCAGATGGACAAGTCTGCTAGAATAGACTACAGGCCAGGACTTGACTTTGCGCCAGCAGACATAGAGCCTAAACTGCGAGACGGATTCAATCAGTTTATGAACCGACACCCGTGGCTATTCCCTGTGCACAAGGGAGAGGAAGCTAGCGGTGTAATGCGCGAAGCAACTGGCGACAAGACATATATAGGTGACTACGGATCCGTAGGCGCATACGGCCTTGACAGGGTATCCAAGCTGTCATCACAGCTTACGACGCACAACATGCGGAATCTTCCGGAAGGTACAAAGCTTGTACTGATAGAGAACAAGTCTCTATCAGAACCAATTAGCGTAGCACTGTTTGATACTGAAACAGGAAAACCTACAGATGTAGAGATCGTAATAAGGCCAGCACGGTTTGGGGTTGCGTTCCTTAGCGAAGTGTCAGGGTACTCAGCTGCGGACCAGGCAAAGTTTGATATAGAGATTACCGATATGCCAACCGAATGGATAGCATACCGACCGGTTGTTAACTCAGAACTTTCGCAGGTATACGCGCAGACTGGGCGAGTAGATCTGGAGACGTACTCATTAGTTGCAAATGCAAGCGGAATTGGTCCACTTTCAGATGCAATTGAAAACCAACACGAGATGAATGGATTTGCAAAACTTACCGTTGCAGACAACCTTATGTACGGAGTAGAATCGCCAGGCGGGGTTAAGGGACTGTCAAATGCAACAAGCATTTGGGAAGTAAACGACTACTCAGACGAGGCAACGAAGGCAACCATCGCCGCCGTTCCGGCAGCATTGCAGCCAGGCCAGCCTATGCCAAATCAAATGGTAACTGTATCTGTATTTACAGGGTATCAGAAGAAGAGGAAAGAAACCACGTTCCAGCCGGAAGGCGATATAGTAGCTCAGAGGCCAGGTGCTGAGATACGGGCAGTAAGCAGGGGCGGAGAAAGAATACTTGGAGTTATTGCCTACGAGCTAGAAGACGATTTGTCTAAGCCAATATATAAGAAAATGCAAGTACCAGCTGTGCTTGTTGACCCTTCACTTGATCCAGAAAGCCCACTGCTTAGGAACCCAAGGCTAAGCGCTCTTAGGGAGCTTGTCCTTGCCTCAGCAGAAGCATCCGGAAGTTCGCTGTCAGTAAAACCTCGTCCTGAGCTAGTTCAGGTTATGGCAAAGCCTAGACTAACCGGAGACGGGGCGTTCCAGGTCGTTGCAAACGGAAAGAGGCCAGGCACCCCAATACTTGAGGGTCTTGGACTTTCTGGCGACCAGGCGGTAGGAGAAAGCGTTGCGCAGCAGTTCGACGGAGATGCGGAATTCTACAAGAATAGAAGGATGGAGCAAAACCTAGAGACAGAGGGTGGTCTGCCAAAGGACACGCTTGGCGATATACTTCAAGCTGATTCTCCTGAGAGAAGGGAAATTAGTGGCAAGGCAGCCCCTGACTACGCCAAGCTAATTTGGGAAGGGAGAAGGCCTGCGTCAAGTGCTCGGCATATTGCTGTTGTTATCGACTCAATTAAGGAAAGATACGCCAAGATAGGAATTGAGATAAGCGATGATGACGTAAAGCGACACACGCTCAAGATGGCCAGGAAGATGCAGCAGGCCATGGATGGCGTCAATGTGGAGGACACAGTAACTGCAGTTAAGAGAATTCTCTCAGGCGCGGATGAAAAGGTACCACTACTTGAAGAGACTAAGGCAGTCAGGGAAAAGATCATCAACGTTCCGGATAGCGCCATTGACGAAATTGGCAAGTCGGAACCTACGGATATAATGGCAAGACTGATGCAAGACTACGTTGACTTTGAAATCTTTGTAGCCAGAAAGCTGCACTACTCAACTGTTAAATCTGAAAAGGCACCGGACAATCAGAACATGAACCTTCCGTATGCCGCTGTAGGAGATATTATAGACTCAGTATCTGGCCTAGACACGGTTAGAGGGACGTTGCACAAGTCTGAAATTGATAGGGTTGCAGACTATCTTGTAGGCAGAATGGACCCGACAAAGAGAAGGCTAATGAAGTCGGAGTACCCTGTCTCAAAGGAAACCAACTCTGTGTTTGATAGAAACACAAATCCTGCCATACTTCAGTACCCTGGCGCAAAGAAGAAGGGCGCACAGCAAGAGATAGACATGGCCTGGACAATTGCTACAGATGCAGAAAAAGCCCTGATAGATGGGTTCAGCGAAGGCATGCCGCAGGCACCGATATCGTTGCCGGAGTCTGCAGCTCAAACACTTGCAGCACCAACGGAAGAAGTTTCGTTTGGCCAGAACTGGAATAGGAATCTTGAGAGCCGCCCTTCACGAAGAGGCGAAACCATAGTCTCGCTACTCC